CGATCCGGCCAACCTGCAGTGCGTGAGCAAGGCCTACCACGACAGCGAGAAGCAGAAACAGGAGCGGGCGCGAGCGATTTAGCGCGCGGGAGTAAGCCGGCGCTGTTCCTCTATAATCATGTTCTCGATTTCCTCAGGGGTCTCGCTAACGTAGTAGCTGACAAGGCCATTGCTTCCCGTCCCGGCCGTAACAACTACGGTAAGGGGTTCTTGTGCAAACTTGCGGAACATCAGGACATTACTGAAATTGAGCCTGAGTTCCCCGTTTGTATCGTGCAGAACAATCCACATTGTTTCCCTCCTGTAGAAACGTTGAGAGACGCTAACCATAAGTGCTTCGAGATCGGCAGCGCAAGCCGATGAGACGCGGGCCGGGGGCGGTCGAAAGTCTGGAAAGGCCGCTCTTCCCGGACCCGCGCCCCCCTCACGTACGGATTTTTTTCGGATGAGCGATGATTTCGACCTGTTCGGCCACCCTATCCCGGAGTGGAAGGGGAAGCGCGGACGCCCGCCCTATGAGCCGAATGAAAAAGATCGCAATAAAGTCAAGCTGTTGCTGGCCCTTGGGTGGACCAATGAGCGGATTGGCAATGCGATCGGCCGCTCTGCCGCGACGGTGAAGAGGTATTTTAGAGCCGAGTTGAAGGATCGCGACGCCATGCGCGACCGGCTTGATGGACGCCGCTTTGAGATCGCCATGGAGCAGGCGAACGCAGGCAACGTCGCCGCTCTGAAGGAACTCGGCAAGATGATCGAGCGCTCCGATACGATGCTGATCGAGGCGAGGCTTCGCCAGGGCCATCAGGCACCCGCACCCGAGAAGCAGGAAAAACTCGGGAAGAAGGATGCTGCGAAGAAGGCAGCCGAGACCGCCGGCAAGGGGAGCGAATGGGGCAATGACCTGCTTCCCGGAGTGACCCACTGATGGATACGGCATGGGTGCCGGCGTCGGCCTGGTCGACGGCGGTTCCGGACTGGAAGGAAAGAATCCGCAGCGGGTCGAGCCTGGTCCCGGAGCTTCCGCTCTTCGACGCCGTTGCCGATAAGGCGGTCCGGATCTTCAAGCGCCTGCGGGTGCCGGATATCGTCGGCAACCCCACGTACGGGGAGGTCTGCGGCGACTGGGTCATCGATTTCGTCAGGGTCATCTTCGGATCCTACGATCCAGAGACGAAGCGGCGGGCGCTGCGGGAATTCTTCCTGCTGGTCCCGAAGAAGAACGGCAAGTCGTCGATCGCCGCTGCCATCATCGTTACCGCCGCGATCCTGAACGAGCGGCCGGAGGCGGAGCTGCTGCTGATCGCGCCGACGAAGGAGATCGCCAACATCTCCTTCAAGCAGGCGGCGGGGATCATCCGACTGGACGAGGAGCTGTCGAAGCTCTTCCACATCCGGGATCACCTGAAGACGATCACGCACTTCAACACCCTGGCGACGATCATCATCAAGGCCGCCGCCGCCGACGTCATCACGGGCTCGAAGGCCACCTACATCCTGATCGACGAGACGCACGTCTTTTCGACGATGGCAAAGGCAGCCGACATCTTCGTCGAGATACGCGGTTCCCTTGCGGCTCGACCAGATGGCTTCCTGCTGCAGATCACGACCCAGTCAAAAACGCCTCCGTCCGGGGTCTTCAAGGCCGAGCTGCAGAAGGCGAGGGATGTCCGTGACGGGCTGTTCAGCTTCCCGATGCTGGCCGTTCTCTACGAGCTGCCGACCGAAGATGCCGTCGACGGCGGGTGGATGCGCCGGGAGACGTGGGGACTTGTCAATCCGAACCTGAACCGGTCCGTGAATGCAGACTACCTGGCGGGCGAGATCGCGACCGCCGAGCGTGAGGGGCCGGAGAAGCTCGCACTTATCGCCTCGCAGCACTTCAACGTCGAGATCGGTCTCGGCCTGCATGCCGATCGCTGGCCCGGTGCGCTCTATTGGGAAGCTGCGGCCAGCGAAGCGATCACATTCGAGCGCATCCTCGAGGAGTGCGACGTCTGCGTTGTCGGGATCGATGGCGGCGGCCTCGACGACCTGATGGCGATGGCGGTGATCGGCCGCCACCGCGAAACGCGAAACTGGTGGCACTGGGCGCGCGCCTGGGCACACGAAGACGTCTTCGAGCGCCGCAAGGAAATCGCCCCGCGGCTTCGTGACTTCGAGCGCGACGGTGACCTCATCGTCTGCAGTGAGACGGACCAGGACGTGAGCGAGATTGCAGATCGTTGCGAGCAGCTTTTCTCGCTGGGTTTGCTGCCGGCCCGGGCTGGAATCGGCCTTGACGCTTACGGGGTCGCGACCCTGCTCGACATTCTCGCTGAGCGCGGCATGGAAGGCGAGCTCTTGCAGGCGGTCGGGCAGGGCTGGAAACTTCAATCCGCGATCACGACGCTGCCGCGCAAGCTGAAGGACCGCACCATGATCCACCGCGGTCAGCCGCTGATGGCCTGGGCGGTCGGGAACGCAAAGACGGAGCTACGCGGCTCGAATTACATCGTGACAAAGCAGGCGGCGGGCGCGTCGAAGATCGACCCGCTGATGGCGACCTTCAACGCAGCGATGCTGATGTTCCAGAACCCGGAGGCTAAAGGCCCCTCCGTCTACGAAACTCGCGGGCTGAGGATGGTGTAACCGGATGAGCATTTTCAGCATCTTCAAGCGAAGCGGACAGGTTGCTCAGTCATCCCGTGTCAGTGCCATGGCGGGGGAAGCCTCTCAATTCTGGGATTTTCAGGATCCGCGCCTCCTGAACTTCCTTCGCGATGGCTTGGAAACCCAGAGCGGGATCGCCGTCACCCCGAAGTCCGCCATGAAAAACACGACGGTGATCCGCTGCGTTTCGCTGGTCTCATACGCGATCGGCACCTTGCCGCTTCACCTTCGGGACAGGGAGACCAAGCAGAAGGCGGTCGAGCATCCTCTCTATCGCGTCCTGCACCGGAGGCCGAACGCCTGGCAGACGGCCTTCGAGTTCCGCTCGCTGATGCAGCAGCGCGCGCTTGGCTACAATGGCGATGGGGGCAGGGGAGACGCCTTCGCGCTGATCGTTCGCAGTCGTGGCAGGATCATCCAGCTAGTGCCGCTCGCGACGGAAAGGGTTCGGCCGAAGCAGCGGTCCGACTGGACGCTTGAGTATGAATATCAGCGCCCGGACGGCGGGAAGGTAACTCTCCCTCAGCAGGACATATTCCATCTCCGGTGCGGCCTGTCCGAGGATGGGATATCCGGCCTCTCTCTTGTCAAACAGGCGGCCGAGGCCATCGGTCTTGCGCTGCAGACCGAGCGGGCAGCGGCGCGGCTGTTCAAGAACGGCATGCTGGTCGGCGGCGTCATGTCCGTCAAGGACAGCCTTTCGGATCAGGCCTACGAGCGCCTGAAACAGCAGATGGAGGACCGCGAGGGCGCCGAGATGGCGCACAAGTGGATCATCGGCGAGGAGGGGCTTGACGCAAAGCCATTCTCCCAGACCGGCCGCGACAGCCAGCACACAGAACAGCGCAAGCTTCAGATCGAAGAGATTGCCCGACCGTTCGGTGTGCCTCGTCCGCTTTTGGGCGTGGACGATACCTCCTGGGGCTCGGGCATCGATGTGCTCGGCCAGTTCTTTGTCCGATACGGCCTCAACCCGTGGTTCGAAGCGTGGGAGCAGGCGATCGAACGGTCCCTTCTGACAGACGAGGAAGCGGACCGGTACGAGAGCAAGTTCAACGACGGGGCGCTGTTGCGTGGTTCGATGAAGGACCAGGCCGAGTTCTTCTCCAAGGCTCTCGGCTCCGGCGGGCATCAGCCATGGATGGATTATGCGGAGGTCCGCGAGACGATGGACCTGCCGGAAAAGGAAATAGCGCCGAACGCCCTCGCGACGGGGGCATCGCAGCCAAACAGGAGCAGCGACAATGAGCCTCCGGAACCTGCCTGAGATCAAGGCCGAACGCCTTCCGACGATCTGCGCCTTCGAGCCGGATCCCGATGCCATCGATCGCTGGAACGCGGGCATCATGGCGGCAAGCCAGACACCCGAGAACACGATCTCGATCCTCGACCTAATCGGCGAGGACTTCTGGACCGGGGGCGGCGTCACATCGAAGCGTGTCGCTGCTGCCCTTCGCGCCATCGGTGACCAGGAAGTATTCGTCGACCTGAACTCTCCCGGGGGTGACTTCTTCGAGGGGGTGGCAATCTACAACGCCCTTCGCGCTCATCCGAAGAAGGTGACGGTCCGGATCCTGGGGCTGGCTGCATCGGCCGCCTCCGTCATTGCCATGGCGGGCGACGAGATCCAGATCGGCAAGGCCGGCTTCCTCATGGTGCATAACGCGTGGGTTGTCGCGATCGGCAACCGGCACGATCT